TTCCCCACCCGCCCCGGGTGCCGGGGCAAGGAGACGACCATGGAAACCCTCAACAAGCCGAATGCGACGACCGACGAGATCGTGGCCGAGATGTTGGTGACCGGCGGCAACTTCGCCAAGCAATTGGCGCTGCTGTGGCGCGCGGCGGACCCGGTCAACCAGATCAAGATCGCCGCGAGCTGGCCCAGCCTGTTCGCCGAGTACGCCACCGCCGTGCACTACCGCAAGATGGCCGTCGAGGCCGACCGCGCGTCGAGGAACTGATCATGAACGCCCGCCAAGCCTTCCTTGATGACCCGGCGCGGGTGGCGGACTACGGCCACTTCGCGGACGAGGTGGACGCTAACGCGCCGACCGTGACGAAAAAGCGCGCTGTCGAACTCGTCCGCGCCTGCCTGGAAAACGAGACGGCCGGCGCCTTCGGCCAGTCGGCTCGCATCTGGGCCGACTGCCTGCTGGACGAAGTCAGCGACAACCAAGCCGCCGCGGCGCTCGTGCTGCTGGCCGGCACGGTGAGCATGAGCATCCACCGGTTCCTGTCGCAGCACCTGGAGAACTACATCGAGGCCGAGGCGAACCGCCTGCTGGCCGAGATGGACCCGGACGAAGCGGAGGCCTACCTGTGATGGCCTACGCCATGTGGGGCTTGGCTGCCCTTTACGCAATTGCACTGATCGGCGACGAGATTGCAGCGCGCCGTAGGAGAAATGCATGACGACGAAACCAACGCCCAATGGTTGGAATGCCCAGCCGGCGGCAACGGCCCCCAAGATCAACGACGGCGGCCCGGCCTTCCCCAACGTGCCCGAAGGCGCTGGCAGCAGGTGGGCCAACTGGGACATGGGCATGACCCTGCGCGACTACTTCGCGGCCAAGGCTATGGCGGCGGTCTGGCGGGATATCCCCGACGACGTCAGCCGCGACCAGGCCCTTATCGAGTTGGGGGTGCATGCGTACGAAATGGCCGACGCCATGCTGGCCGCGCGAGGTGCCCAATGACGACGAATCACACGCCGGGCCCGTGGAGCACGCATCTGGTCGACTCGACGGTGGTGGTAATTCCGCGCCGCCCCTTTCCCCAGCAAATCAGCACTCTCGGACATTCGGAGGTCGCTGACGAGCAAGACTACGCCAACGCCCGCCTGATCGCCGCCGCGCCCGAGCTGCTGGAGGCGCTGGAATGGGCCCTGCGCGCCATGGAGGCACGCAATCCCCTGTGGGCGGAAGGCGAGCGGTTTATTGCAGCCCGCGCCGCCATCGCCAAGGCCAAGGGAGAGCAGCAATGACCGCCATCATCGTCCTGGGCGTGGACCCGCGCAGCCAGAGCAAGACCTCGCTCAAGCCGCCGGCGCCGCTGCCCCACGTCTCGCGCCGCGCTCTGGCTCGAGTGCGCGACCGCATCGAGCCGCCCACGTCGTGCCACTGCTGCGGCGGTCCGGTGAAGCTGACCAACAACCGTGACGTCTACGGCGGGCAGTCCTTTGGCGCGTGGCCTTACGTCTACCGGTGCGCGCAGTGCCAGGCCTACGTCGGCCTGCACCCGGACACCGATCTGCCGCTGGGCATCATGGCCGACCGACACACGATCCAGGCGCGCAAGGAAGCCAAGACCGTGTTTCAGCGCCTGGTGCTGGTGAAGCACAACCGGGACCGCAACGCCGGCTATGCGTGGCTGGCGCGCGCGCTGGATATCCCGGCGTCCATCTGCCACTTCGGCATGTTCGATCGCTCCCGCGCCCTGGCCGCACGCGATGCTTGCTGGTGCGCTCTGGAGGTCCGCCAATGATCCGCCGCCTCCTGAAAGACCGCGACAACCGCGTTGCCGCCTACGTGGTGGCCGGCCTGCTGACCGCGCTGATCTTCGGCTATGGCGAGCGCCAGCAGACCGACGCCAAGTCCACCCCCTACCCCACCTGCGAAGGCTGCGGCAAGACCGCTGTGGCCGCGCGCCAACCCTGAGAGACAACCACCATGACCGAAGTTGCAGACGAAATCCTTGACGCGCCCGCCGCGATCGTCGAATTCAACGCCGTGCAGAAGGGCCTGGCCGAACTGCGCCAGGAGCTGGCCGGCGTGCAGTTCGACGTCACCACCACGGCCGGCGACAAGGCCGCCCGCGCCGCGCGCGCCCGCTGCGTCAGCATCCGCACGTCGGCCGACGCCGCCTACGAAGGCTGGAACAAGCCGATGCTGGCCAAGCAGCGCGAAATGCGCGCCATCCTGGCCAAGATCAAGGACGAGGTGAAGGCGGTTGAAGAGCCGATCGACGCCCAGATCAAGGCCGAAGAGGCCCGCAAGGCCGAGATCAAGGCGGCGAAGGAAGCGGCCGAACTGGCGCGCCAGCAGGCCATCCAGTCGCGGATCAACGCCATCAGCCAGTACCCGGTGCAGGCCGCGGGCAAGAGCGCCGCCGAAATCGCCGCGCTGCTGGCCACCGTTGGCGAACTGCCCATCACCACCGAGCTGTACGAACATCGGGCCGGCGAGGCCATGGCCCTGCAGGCGGACACCACCGCCAAGCTGGAGCAGATGCACAGCGCCGCGCTGGCGCAGGAACAGGAGGCCGCGCGCCTGGCCGCCGAGCGGGCAGAGCTGGAGCGCCAGCGCCTGGAGCAGGAAGCAGCCGCAGCCGCCGCGCGCAAGGCCGAGGACGAGCGCCTGGCCAAGGAGCGCGCCGAGTTGGAAGAGCAGCAGCGCCGCCTGCAGGCCGAGCGGGACGCCGAGAACGCCCGCCAGGAAGCCGCGCGCGCCGAGCAGGCCCGTAAGGATGCCGAGGCCGCCGCGGCGCTCAAGCGCCAGCAGGATGAGGCGGCCGCCGCGCTGCGGGCCCAGCAGGAAGAGATCGACCGCCAGCGCCGCGAGTTCGAAGAGCAGCAGGCCGCCGCGCGCCGCGCCGAGCAGGAGCGCGCCGAGGCCGAAGCCCGCGCCCAGCAGGAGAAGGAAGCCGCCGCTCGCGCCGCCGCTGCTGAAGCTGAACGCGCGCGCCAACAACGCGAAGCGGCCGAGCGCGCTGAACGTCAAGCCGAGATTGACCGCCTGCACCGCGCAGCCCAGCAGATGCTCGACGCGCTGATGCAGTGGCGCGCCGCCGAACGTGACGGCGACGATGAAGAGCTGCAGCACGCCCGCGCCGCGCGCGACGAGGCTATCGCCGCCGCTACGCAGCCCGAAGTCACCCCCGCCTAACCCATCCACAACGCCCGGCCGAGTCTCGGGCAGGAGAAAGCCATGTCTGACACCACCACGATCGACCAGCAGACCACCACCGCCCTGGACCTGCCGGCGGCGAACACCAGCACCAGCGGCTTGGTGCTGCACGCCGACAACATGGAGGCCATGATGCGCGCGGCCGAGATGATGGCGGCGGGCCGCGCCACCGTGCCCAAGCACCTGCAGGGCAACCCGTCCGACTGCATGGCCGTGATCATGCAGGCGATGCAGTGGAACATGAACCCGTTCGTGGTGGCTCAGAAAACCCACTTGGTGAACGGCACGCTGGGCTACGAGGCGCAGCTGGTCAATGCCGTGGTGCAGTCGTCCGGCGCCATCTCCGGCCGGTTCCACTACGAGTACAAGGGCGACGGCAACACCCTGGAATGCCGCGTCGGCGCCGTCATCGCCGGCGAGGCGGATATCACCTGGAGCGAATGGCTCAAGATCTCCGACGTCAGCGTGAAGAACTCTCCCCTGTGGAAGACCAATCCGCGCCAGCAGATGGGCTACCTGCAGGTGAAGAACTGGACCCGCGCTTACACCCCGGGAGCGCTGCTGGGTGTGTACACGTCCGACGAGCTGATCGATGCGCAGCCGCGCGAACGCGATATCACGCCGAAGACCGCCGCCGAATTCGCGCAGGCCGCCAAGCCGCAGCCGGCGGTGCAGGTCGACCGCGAGCAGATCATCCGCGACCTGGAAATGATCGCGCGCAGCAATGATCCCGCTGAGAAGCGCACCGCAGACCTGACCGCGGCCTGGATGGCGCTGGGCAAGGATGGCCGTGCCGCCGTTGGCAAAAACGAGATCACGCGCATCGAGGCCCTGGCCAAGGCAGAGGACGCGGCCCCCACGCAGCCCAGCACCCAGGATAAGCCGGCCGCCGGTGATAACCCCTTCGAAGGTGTGCAGGAATGAACGCGCCCGCCGAACAGCGCACCGAGGAATGGCGGCAGGAGCGCGCCGGCAATCTGACCGCCTCGACGTTCAAGGACATCATCGCGGTGAAGCGCGACGGCAAGCCCACCGAGGCGCGCGCGAAGCTGATGCGCGTGAAGGCCTTCGAGCGCCTGGCGGGCATCGCCCAGCACGAGGTAGGCAGCAAGTCGATGGACTGGGGCAAGGATCTGGAAGACGCCGCAGACGAGGCTTACATGGTCACGCATGGCGGAATCATCGTGCCGTCGCCGTACCTGACGCATCCCCAGTATTCATACATCGGCGCCTCCCCTGACGGCTTGGTCGGGACGGATGGTGGCGTGGAGAAGAAATGCCCTCATGACGAAGCCGTCCACATCCAGACATGGCTGGAAGGCATGCCCGCCGACCACATGCCACAGGTGCAGGGAAACATGCTGGTGACCGGCCGCCAGTGGTGGGACTTCATCAGCTACGACCCTCGCCAGGCCCCGGAGTTGCGCCTGTACGTGCAGCGCGTCCCGCGCGACGACGCCTACATCAAGACCTTGTTGACCGCCCTGCTGCAGTTCGAAGCCGAGCTGCGCGCCATGGTTGAAACCCTGCGGCGCAAAGCCGCCTGACCCTTCCCCCAACGTAGCACCCACCAACTGGAGCAATCCATGTCTCTCTCCTACGTCAGTTCCTCTCTGTCCGCCGGCGCTGCCCAGAACCAGCCCACGCCGGTCCCCAACGGCGAAATCGTCGACGCGCTGCACGAGCTGAACCGCGTTCTGG